CCTTGGCTGCGAAATAGTCGCGCACCGTCATACCCGGATCGAAAGATTGGTTCCACGTCCCCTCTGGAGTGTGGCCCTGCTCGCACGGAAAGGCGCTGCCGCCGTCAGTCTTGGTTGTCATGATTGCTCTCTATTGGATCTGTTCCGTGCGGCCGTTGTGGCGGAAGACATCCCCGCGGTCGCCGATGGTTATTTGGGTGTCGCTGGATTGCCGTAGCGCTTGTTTGACCGCGGTTTCAGCGTTGCACCGGTAGGCGGCGAACTCTGCTTCGAGTCTGGCGTATTTGGCTTTCCATTCACGCTCAATGTCGTTGAGACGATCAGACGCAGGCGGGCTGTAGAAAGCCATACCGTAATGTTCATGGCCATTACTTGCCGCATCGGCAAGTGCTGCCAGTTGATCATTCGTCAGGGTTGGTTCGCATTCTTCTGCTGCGATGCTGATGCATTCCCGCCAGTAGTCATGATCCATTGCTCTCTCCCTGTTCCTGTGCGAGTGCGGCATTCGCAGCATCCAGGATTTCGCGGCCGGTTTTCATGTCAGCACCCAAGAAGAAGTTGTCGCCCTCTGCAACCGAGATAGTGAGCGTGCATGCCGTCTGCAAGGCCCCGGCAGTCCAGCGCAATGATTCGCGCAGACGTTTGTTGTCGGCCTCCAGCGCATCGCAGCACCGGCGCAGGTCACCGGCTTGCTGATTACTGATCATGATGGTCGGCTCCTGATAGGGCGGCGCGAGCCGCTTTGATAGCCGGGTGCGTGGTGGCTGATGGAAGTGCGTCGAGCAGGCCTTGCAGGGCTTCGCGAAACTGCCCGATTTCCACCAACTGCTCATTGATCGCAAGCTCCATATTGATTCGCGCCTGTTGGTAATTGGCCAATGCAATTGCTGCCTGCGTTTTTGTTCCCATGTCTTGCGCCCAGCCATGGGCGAGTGCGGCCTGATCGAATAGGGAAAACCGCTTATTTATGTCGATAGCCATCACCAATTCCCTCCCGCCGTCTCCGCTTCGCCGAAGCAGCACGGACCGCATAATCCAGTCGGATGCACAGTCGGGACTTGCCCGCAGTTCTGGCACGGCGTGTCCCAATCCTTGTCGCCATCGGCAAGCCGTTTTTCATCGGCTTGCCGTCGCTGCACCTTCTGCTTGTGGCGGCGCTGGGCTCTGTATAAGTTGCTCATTGCACTTTCCTGTATTCGTGCTGATAAACCCGAACTGTCGAGCGCGACAGGCCTATCTGCCTTGCAATTTCTGCCGTGGTCATGCCCTCGGCGCGCAACTCTTCGATCAGCGCACCGAACTTGAGTATCGAGGGCTTCACGATTGCGGCATGGCGTTCGGTGGGAAACGCCGATGGCGGGAATGTGAGCGTGCCGGACATTTGCGCGACCATGTGTTCGATTCCCGTCATCACGCGGCCTCTTTGAGAAGATTGTTGACGTGGGCCTGCACCTTTCGAGAGAAGTCCCAAAGCTTCGATTCCATGGCCTCAATAAAATCGTCGTCACGTTCGACGCGCTTGATGAAAAGGTGCTTCCCGGCGGGCTCCAACTGGGGCGCGTACATGATGAAGTCGCACCACTTACGCCCCGTAATCCACATGCCGCCCTGGATTTGGTGCTCGTACTCGGCAATGCTGCCGGTTTCCCACATTTCCACGATCTTGCGGGCTGCGTTCGGGCACTTGATTTCAATCAGGCCATCAGCCGCTACCAGTCCATCGGTGGAGTAGCCAAACAGCTTGTCATCCGTGAGCACGACGCCCGATTCCTCGGCAAGGTTGCCCGTTTTGACCTCGTAGGCCATGCGCGCCAAGGGCTCCAATTCAGTCCCGCGCCGCATCTCGAAGGTCTGGTACGTATCTTCAGTGGTCTGGCCGTAAATGCGTTCCACGGCCAGTTTGTAGGCGTAGTCCAGACTGGCCTGGGAAGGATTGCCGTTCTTGAGCGTGCCGATAGCATCAGAAAACTTGCTCGCGGTACACACCCCGGCTCTGGCGGCAAACCACTCTGGGGTTCCTTGTTGACATTCGATTAGAATCATTTCGAGCCCTCCAGGCGCTTGCGACTTGCGAGAACCGCCGCTTTGAACCGGTTGTAGATTTGCAGAGAATCGGTCTTTGAAAGCTCCTTCTGACCGTCCTGCCACGTTTGTTCAAGCTCTTCGAGGGTTCCTACGCCTTCCGCAGCGGCTACCCAATCATTGATGACATCGGCGTACTTTTCTGCGACGCCGCCGTGGCCATCATCGTCATCGCCTTTTTCGGATACGCCAGTAATGGCTTTGAGCGTGTGACGCTGCAAGTAAGTGATGGTGGATGCAATCGCCTGTATGCCGTTCTTGTTACCGCTCTGGTCGGCGCCGGACTCAAGCGAAACGGAATCGCTGTGGCCCTGCCGATGCTTCAGAATGCAGGTGACGCGAATGTTCCCGCCGTTTTGCTCTGTTTTCCAACTCCACGCGAAACCATGCTTGGAAAGCGCTGGACCGACCGCCTCAACCACATCGGACAATTCCGCGTGCTTGTAGTATGTGCGCCCCTTCTGGCTGGTGAAGTCCACCGTCTTGCGCTTGATGATTTCGACGGCTTCAGCCTTGAATTCGGCCAGCGCATCGTTGAAGGCTTTTTCGGCCTCGCGATGCTCCCAGCGCTCTTGCAGATCCATCATTTTTTCGACCTGTTCGAGGGTGGCCCCTTGCTGCATGGCCGACAGCATCATGCCCATGGGGGAATTTGCGGCGGGGCCTTGTTGCAGAGCTACAGCTGTTTGGCTTTTCTCAATTTCGATAATTTCGCTCATGGCGGCTCCTAGTAATTGATGCTGATGGCTGGAATTTCGCCCTTGGCAATCAACGTGATGGCCTGCTTGGCACAATCTTCAGGCATACCGCCCAGAACGAATGCTTGTAGCGCGGCCTGATTGACCTTGCGTTTGTGGGTTTGATTGGCCTCTCGCTTTATGCGCTCGGCCTCAATGCGAGCGGCCTCATCGGCCTGGCGCTTGACCTCGGCCAGTCGTGCGGCCTCCGCTGCCTGCTTGGCCCGCTCAATCGCGGCCAGTCGTTCAGTTTCGGCGCGCTCCTCAGCCTGGCGTTGGCGCTCAATGGCATCTTTGGCGTCCTGCTCGGCTTTGGCTTGTGCAGCTTTCGCGTCGGCCTCACGCTTGGCTGCCGCATCACGTTCGGCTTGGGCTTTGGCTTCGGCTTCACGTTGAACGCGTTCGGCTGCCTCTTTAGCTATGCGTTCGTCGCGGTCTTTCTGTTCCTGCTCGGCTTGCTTGCGGCGCAGTTCGGCGAGTTCGGCCTGATCGGCTTCGTACTTTTCACGAGCGACGAGTTGTGCCTGAAGCGCTTCCAGCGCACCAGATTTAACCCGGTGAGCCTCTGCCTCGAATTCCTCCCACGATTCGTCAACCCTGCGATCCTCGATCAGCTTGATTCTCTGACGTAATTCTTCACTACTAAGGTTGTGATTTTCTTCTGCGCTTAAGCGAAGGTAGGTGATGGCGTTCTTATGTTTCTCGACCCGCGCTTCCTCGGCCCGCTCCCAATCCGTCAATGGCTGGCGCACCTGCTTTTGCAGCGTCTCCAGGGCATCGAATGCCCGCTTGCGCTCGGCGTCGATCTTCTTCGGGATTTCCTTGTATTCGGCTGACAGCGCCTTACCCAACCTCTCGATTGCGACCTTGGATTTTGCAACCTTGAAGGCATCGCTGGCACATTCGGCGCGGCCCTTGGCTGTGGTCATGTCGTAGACCGTGCCCAGCACCTTGTCGCGGATTTGCTCGATCAGCGGATCAAGGCCGCCAGCCGTGCCGTATACGGTCAATGCCGATTCTTTTGCCGGCAATTCCACCAGTTCAGCGGATTCTTTTTCAGTCACTTCACTCATATCGGTTCCTTAAAATGCAGCCGCCACTATCCACACCACGACCGCGACCGCAATGCACGCCGCATCGCGCCAATCGAACCGCACCGCGGCGTCTACAACCAGTGAGGGTGCCGCGGGCAGCTTGAGTTGTGGCTTATCGCGCCGGACCTGAGCGGGATAGGCGTAGATCTCGGGCGGCAGGTAGAGCTTGCGGCGCAGGGCTGCGACGTAGGCGGGGTTATGCATTGCTCGCCTCGGCCGCAGCGCGTTCCAGATCGGCCATGCGCCGCATATCAGCCATGGCTACCGTGTTCGATTCGTAGAATCGAGTCGGGCTGACCGGCGGCAGATTGGGCGAACTGGCGTGGTAGATCAGCAGTGCGGCCAGCGGCGTGTCGTGGAATTGCTCGAGCCTCTTTCCTGCCTCGCCCGCAAGGTGCACGACCCAGCCGGCGCGGCAATGCGTCGTCTCGCACGTGTGCCAAGTGTCCATATCCAGTGCGTCGGGCTTGGAGACAGCTTCCAGCACCCGCTGATGGATGTTCTCGATGATCGGAACGGCGGGCGCGCCGCCGGTTGCCGGCGAAACGGCTGGACCTGCATGCAGATTTTTCTTGTTGTACAGAAAGGCTGCATGCGAGCAGCGCGAGCAGTCCGAGCAGCGCGAGCAGCGCGAGCAGCGCGAGCAGCCCGAGCAGCGCGAGCAGCGCGAGCAGTCCGAGCAGCCCGAGCAGTCCGAGCAGTCCGAGCAGCGCGAGCAGCGCGAGCAGTCCGAGCAGCCCGAGCAGTCCGAGCAGTCCGAGCAGCGCGAGCAGCGCGAGCAGCCCGAGCAGTCCGAGCAGTCCGAGCAGCGCGAGCAGCGCGAGCAGCCCGAGCAGCGCGAGCAGCCCGAGCAGTCCGAGCAGTCCGAGCAGTCCGAGCAGTTGTAGCAATTTTCGTTGCCGTTCTCGTCCATTTCGCGGGCTTGTGCGTCAGCCGCTTCTTGCGAGACATACGAGACGCCGATGTTGCCGCGTTCGGTTTTCTTGCTTTCGTATTTGGTCATGCTTCTTCTCCAATTGTGATTTTTGCGAAGTGCCGGGCGGTCTGAACGATCAGCGCTTCGATAAGATCTGTGGCCCACACCCACGATTCGGTTTTGGCATCCTCACTCAGCGGCGAGGCAAAGAGCTTGCCCAGTTCGGTCATGGCGTCCTTGCCTTCGATCAGCACTGCGGCGATTTCGGCGCCGGTGAGCACTTGGCGCCGGCCACCGATGAAGACCGGGCAAACCGGAAACCGGCCGGCAAGCGTTTCGATCATCTGTTCGCGCACGGCGTTGTAGTGACGCGTGTAAGCGTCGTGGTACTCGCCGTCGCGCTCGGCTTGCTGTGCGGCACTCCAGTCTTCTGGCGCCGCGGTGCGCATGTAGTCGTCGCCGCATGACTGGATGGACTGATGGTCGAGGTGGAGGCTCATTGCTCGACCCTCGCGTCATAGTGATCAGCCGCCTCGATCAGTCGCTGACCGAGTTCTCGAGCAGCGCCCGCGGTGAACAGGATGGCCGCCGCGCCGGTTTGGATGTGGATCGCGCACGAATAGTCGGGCGCCTGCACCTCAGATGTGCGTACGACGATCTGGTGGTCGCCGTCCGTGATGGTTTTGCGGTAGACGGTCATGTCAGAACCCCGCTACCGCACCGATGATCAGCAGCCACGTCGCGGTGCCGAGAATCACGACTGCGCCGAGCCATGCGCCTTCTGGAATGCGGCTTGAGTCTTTCTGGTAGCCGCCTTGGCCGTCGTATTTGTTTGCGTTCTTCATGTTCCTATCCTCGATACGGACGCCACGTCATGAGCGGGACCGTGGATTTCTTGCGCGTGACGACGTTTCCCTTGCTATCGGTCTTCACGTCTCGCACCATCACTTTCAGGCCCGTGGCGCGCACCGTTTTCCGCGCAAGCTCGATCCAGTCACGGCAGAACTGCGGGGCATCGAATGCCGGCGAGACTTGCCGGGCGCGGCCCGCTTCCAGGATCTTCAGGGCCTCCTCGACGCGCCATGCTTCGATCTGCTCGTAGCTGGCGTTCTTCATGGTCTCGGGGGGGGGCTTTGCGGGCCGCGATGGACTTCGCCAGCGGCTCGGTCATGCCGAAAACGCAGAATCCGGACATGGCGGCCTCACGCGACAGACAAAACGCGGGCGATTTGCGACAGTACGTACAGCGTGTCGCCCTCTTGCTTGACGAACGGAACGGAGTCGATCAGCACGTACGCATTGCGCAGGGCGTCGGCGGATTCCGTCGCGCCAGTGTTTTCGGCATCGACGCACTCCAGCTCGAACGGGTTGTAGCCAAGCGCGGCGATGATGTGTTTTTCGTCCCACTCGTCGGCCATTTCATCCAAGTCAGGATGCGCTTGGGCATAGTCGTACAGGCGCAGCGCATCGAAGGCATTGCGCAGCCTGGCGGACAAATCTTCGTCCTGCCAGCCGAGCCAATCGGCCACGTGAGCGAGGGTTTCGCGTGCGTTCATCTCTATCTCCCATATTCCGGCTGGGCCGGTGCCTCGTGGTGTTTTGAGGCGATGGGAGAATTCTACGGTAAACCGTAATTCAATGCAAACGGAATTCCGTATTATTTTTACGGACTAGGGTAATCCCTCATGTGAGCAGAGACAAAAAAGCCGCCTCGGTGGGCGGCTGGGGGTGGCGAGATCGGAGGATCAGCGCGTCGGCTGGGGTTCCGTGAGATCTTCTATCGCGGCGTCGATCTCGGCATACAACTCATCAAGGGTGGCCGCCTCGACCGCCAGGCCCGGCAACTGTTCGGAGGTGGCGATGTAGACGCCGACCGCGGCGTCGAAGGCGATATCAACGGAAACGGTCATTGCTTGGCTTGATGCGACTGCTGGCCCATCTGGAACGCGCTCATCATGTTCGAAGTCAGGGAGGCATTGAAGGCTGCCACGCCTAGGACGATAGCGATGACCGCCCCGATGGCCGTAGCAATCACCGTGGACTTCAGGCTCTTCACGTCAGATCTGATTTCCTTGGCATCTTCCTTGATGCTCTCGACAATGGTTTCCATGCGCGCAATCCGGCCATCCATCCTTGCTTCGATGGTTTCCAGCTTGGCATCCAGTTCGGGGCGGCTGATGGGCTCGGTCATGGGCTTATTATCAGGGCTTGAGGCTTTCTCGGCAAGCCCGGCGAGGCGCTCCGCGATCTTTTTTCTCTCGGCCAAGAGCGCCCTTGTGTCTTTAATGTCTTGGCTCTCATTCATTGGACGCCTCCGATTCCTCCCATGTTATTTTCATATCACTAAGCAGCTTTGATGTGATGCTTAGAACCGCTCCTTTTGAAAATTTGGAATCATCTTTTGAAATCTCTATAACCGCGTCCACTGCGGTAAAAATCGCCTTGACATTATTGGAATGCAGCGCCCTGAGCTGCCGTATTTCTTCTGCTGGATCAGGTTCTATCATTTGATCATCCAGTGGTAAACATGAAATGCTTGATTTCCAATTCCCCCACCCCTACCGCGTCGTGCAGTTGAACGATGAGCCGATTTCGGGGCGTGTGCGACCTACTGTGGCCGGTCCAGGGCACCCCATACGAACGCCCAAACAACGAGCCACACAATAACGGAGATCGTCCAAGCGGCAGTCGTATATTGATCGAACGGCCCTATTTCAAAAAAGGTGCCAAGCGGCGTGTGTCGGAGAACATTCAAGAGAAAATTTCCGGGCCAGCAACCAATATATTTAGCGAGCAGTTCCACGTCTGTAATCGTGAAAAGCCCATCATGGTTCACGTCTAGCCAGCTAGTCATGATCAGCCTATTTCACCATGCAGTCAGTGATCAACCGTTGTGGCAGCCGTCTGTGTCGGTGTTTCTTTCGGCGGCACGATAGGGGTGGTCGGGATAAACTTGTTGTCGCATTTCTTCTGGATGGCCACCTTCTGAATGGCGTCGTACTCCCCTCGGAGCCTTCCGTATTCCGCCTCTTTTTGTTGATTCCCTCCCAAAAAGAAGAGGGCCGGCCAGAACAAAACGGCTCCCACGGCGGTAATGCCCGCATCGTTGCTTGATGCTTTATTGAGCTGCGCGCCGTCTGCCACAGCCGCGTCATGGACTCGCGCCGCCTCTGCTGCCAATTGCTCACAGTCATAATTCTGATATTGCAGGGGTGATACATAGGTGGCCGCCACTTTGTCAGCAGACGAAGCGCAGCCGCCCAGCAACGCCAAGGCGGATATGACGGCTAATATTTGTAGTTGTTTTCTCATTTGGTTACCTCTACCCTAAAAAATATTCCGCTAAAAATCTTCGCTGCGCCACACCTTCAAGACACGCCCAAAGACCTCGAAATCTATATCTGGCGTAATGGGCCATGGTGGGTATCTGTCATTGTCTGAAATCACCTGCAGCGTCAGGCCGCCGGCAGATGGAATACGCTGTAAGCGTTTGATGAACCCGTGGTTTCCAACTCTGAAAAAATAAATAGCGTCGAAGTCTACGGTCAGTACACCACAGTCCACAATCAACGGGTCGCCAGGATTATATAGAGGCCGCATCGAATCACCGAATCCGGTGACGATACGCAGGTTTCCAACCGCCGTGTAGTGGCGCACATTTTTTTGCAGCCATTCCTGTGAAACTCGCATGCTCTCGACGACACCCGGCTGGTCTGGCAATTCCAGGCCGTTCCCCATGGCGCCGCCCGTGTCATAGCGATTGATCACGATGTCGGCGGCGGCCGCCACATCCGCAGCAGCATGCATTTCCACCAGGCGTCCTTTCGAGAGCGCAAGCGCATCAATCCCGAGCGCCTCGGCCAATGCCGGTAGCTTGCTGGAAAGCTCGCCGCCCTTTCCTTCAATGTCGCGCAGCGTATTCAGGTGTACTCCCGACCGCCTACTGAGTTCGGTCTGAGTCCATTTGCACGCATCACGGCGCGTCTTGATGATTTCGCCTGGTGTGGTCATGGTTGCATTTTTACGGATTTCCGTAACGGATAACCGTTGCATGTAAATACGGTTTACCGTAGAATGGGGTATGGACTGGGCAAAACTCATCATCGAAATTCAAGCCTCCGGGCTATCGCTGGCGCAAATTGGCAAGGAAACAGGTGCCCCCATTTCCACGCTCAGCGACTTGAAACAACGGCGGTCGAAAGAGCCGCGCGGCGCGCTGGCCATCTCTCTGGCAGCGTTGCGCGAACGGCTGCGCACCACCCCCGAACTCAAAGAGGCCGAGCATGAGCATGCGTGAATCACTTATGGCTATTGCGCTCTTGGCCTGCGTGGCCGTGGGCGTGGCTATCCTTCGGCGGCGGCGAGGTAGCGATTTATCTCCGCCGAAAGAAGCGCCCCCTCCGCAATGCCGTGCCGACTCTCGTTCGCTTGTGAAAGCAGGTCTTCGGCAAGAATTCGAATCGCTTGACCGACTGATGACTTTGCGGGAGCGTCTAGAGCAGCGAGCAGCACCTGGATCACTCTCGACGCAACCACCATCTGCGCATTCAGTCGAATCGAAGAATCTAGGAGGCCACGAATGACCTCCATGTCGATGTGCTCGCTCATGGCCAACCCTCGGATGAATGATTTGTGTGAGAACAATCATTCTAAATCCGGAGGGCTGGCCACCTATTTTTCGGAGGGCTGGAATGGTTGACCCAAACCCCTGGCGCCCCGACCCGCGCGACAACCGCACCCCCATCGGCCCTGGCGACTGCTGCCGGCCGTATGCAGGGAGCGCGGCATGATCGACGCCTTCCTCTACGCCCTGGCCGGTTTCATCCTCGGCTTCTGGATTGCCTCGCTGTTCTGGCTGCGGTCGGCCATCGGCCGGTTCTTCAGACGCTGGGATGCGGGTGAGCGGGACTTTTGACATGTCAATGCACCGTCACCACACCCTCGTCGCCCAGCCCTCGGCGCCGATTCCACGCGAGCCGCGCAAACACGCCCGTCACATGCTCGTCGGTCGCATCCGTGAACGTGTCGTGGGCAAGCTGCACGGCCTCGGCAAAAAGATCGTCGGCTTCGGTTTCGGTCATTGCGGGATTGTCGGCGGGGTGCGGGGCGGCGTCCATGCGT